TCGCGGTCGTTGGCGCGCTCCACGCCGTAAACACCGCGAACCGGCCACCGAGCCGGTCGGCTGCGGCCATCGCCGCCGCGTGCGTCATTCCTACCTTGCCCATTTGCTACCCCTTCCTGTGCTGCCGGTTCATCAGACCGGCTGAGGCCAGTATACACACCCCACCGCAGAACGCAAGCCCCCCCTAGCGGGTAGGCCACCGGAGCCGGCGTGCCGGTCTAAGAGTCTGGGGGTCTGGGGGTCTGGGGGTATAGGGGCGTAGTGATAAGGCGTAGTAATGACGCGCCTGAAATGTTGCCCGTGTGAAGCTCTACAAAGAGAGAGGCCACCCCCCGCACAGATGGGGAGTGGCCTCGGAGACGAACCGGAGAGGTCTAGCGGTAGTCGCTCGGCATCACCGGATTGTGGAGCGAGTCAATCCACACCGCGCCAATCATCGGCGTATCCATCAGGTCAGACTCAACAACCTCAAAGACCTCGGCACCGATAGCCGAAGTCTCGCCGCCGAAAGCGTCTACGAAGGCCGCGAACTCGACCGGACTCTCGGCAAAGGTCGCCGCCTGAGCCGGAGTCATCGTCTTCCAATCGCTCCCCTCGTGGTACGCCCAGAAGGAGCCGCCGCGCTCGTCGTCAGCCCAACCAATCAGAACAGCCAGAGCCGTTCCGTAAGTTGGCACATAAGCGATGAGGTCGTCGCCGTCGCCGTAGCGCACATAAACGCGGAAGGCCGCGTCAGCCGGGAGCGTCTGGCGGCAAGCCGGGCAGGTTCCCTGCGCCTGATTGCCAAGGTACTTCTGAACCCACTTCTGGGCCGTACTCCTGATGTCGTTCATCTTGTCCTTCCTTCCTGTGCCTGTGCCGTTGGCAAGTGCCAACACCAGAAAGGTAGCAGGTCTACACCAGAAGTCAAGCCCCCCCCTAGCGAGCCGGTATCCGGCACGGCCGCAGGTATCCGGTAGATGGTGGGGGTCTGGGGGGTCGGGGGTATGGAGTAGGAATAATGACTGACTAATGACTGACTGATAACTGATCGCGGAGCTGCGACAAGTGCCGGAAAAACCAAGCTGGGCTCTTAACAATCCCTTAACAAATGAAGAGGCCGCCGGGGGCACAGATCCCCGACGGCCTCGTAGACAACCGGAGCGAGCGACTACATCGGGAAGCCGCCGCGCTCCAACGCCGAGATGATCCGCGCTACTTCGTTAGCCGTGAAGCCGCGCAGGTTCTCGTTGTGAACGAGTGAGCAGGTGCCGACCAGACCGCCGCCGTTGAGATAGGCCGGTGCGCTCTTAGTGGCAACAGCGAGAACATCGCACGCGGTCAGGTTGAGTTCAGGGTCGGACTTCAGCAGCCCTTCCTCATCGGCAATCACCGAAACCTCAACGCCGCCAATCTTGCCGTGGCCGACAATCTCCACCATCTCGCACTCGGTCGCAGCGTAGAGGCCATCAAGCCCTTCACCGCGCGCCGTAATGGTGATCTTGCCCGGAGCGATCCTGAGAGCGTAAATGTTCTCCATCTTGTCCTTCCTTCCTGTGTCTATCGGGAAGCCCCGACTCATAGAGAATACACGACTCACCGCAGAAGTCAAGCACCCAGCCTAGACCACCCAGCGCAGCTCAAAGTGTTGGGGGGTGGGGGGGAGTGGGGTACGGGGTCGCAGGTACGAGTACGGCCTGAATAATGAACTGATAAGAACCAAGCTGGGTTTGCCGGAGCAAAGAGAGAGGCCGCCACTCCCGCACAGATGGGAGCGACGGCCTCGGAGATAGTGCGAGCTGCTAGCCCTCGACTTGTTCCTCACCCGCGATCACCCACGACACGAGGCGCGTGAGATTCACGGTGCGGTGCGCGTGAAACGGCTTCCGCTTCTCGCAAGCAGTACCAACCTTCCCCGCGTTAGGACAGGCCGTAGTGTAGCCGTACTCCGTGGGTGCTCCGATGATGAGCGAGAGCGTAGGCTCGCCCTTCGCGTTGTGAACGATTCCGGTGGCGTCTTGCGTGCGGTCAAGCATACCGGAAGCCGTGAACAGGAACGACACGCGCCCCTTCTCATCGTAGCGAGCTTCGCCGGACACCTTCACGCGACCAATGGCGCGGTGCTCGGCCTGTCGCCCTGCTGCGCCTTCCTCACGACGCTCCAAAGTGCGCGGCGTTGTCCAATCACTCCACGCCGTTAGGGTGGTGATCTTACCGGCGGCCTTCGCCGCTGCTGCTAGTGCTTGCTGTGTGTTCATAGGTTCCTTCCTTCCTACTACGCCGGAAAGCTCCGGTGATCAGATACTACAACCAACAACCGCAGCTCGTCAAGCACCCCCCCCCTACCCTATCGCCGGCCTATCCCAGCGCAGCTCGAATCGTTGGGGTCTGGGGTGCGGGGTAGAGAGTGCGCGTGAATAATGAATAATAAAAACCCCCAGAGTGATGAGCTCTGGGGGTGTGATACCGGGGGAAGGTTTCCCGGCTTAGATAAAGGGCTCCTCGCCGCTCTCCATCAGGATAAAGCGTGCGACCATCTTGGCCGTGGTTTCGGTGTCGTCATACTTGCCGAGCACCGGATACCCTGCCGTACAACCGGCGGAGTAGTCGTAGCCATCATCAGCACGCTTCCACAGCGTACCGCCGAAGTTCACGCCGTCGGTGCTCATCAAGGCCACCCACGCGTCGTCCGCGAGGTCAATGCGCAAGTATCCGGCCTCGTTCATCTCGTAGGCCTCAGTTCCTTCTAGTGCCATCTCATCACTCCTATCTTTGACCGGAAGCCCACACAGCCCCCGCAACATTAGTCTAACACCAAGAACGCAAACATCGCAAGCACTACCAGAGAAGCTACGCGCCAAGTAATCTCCTGACGACGACGCTGACGCTGCCACGCCTCAGTTTCGCGCAAGTACTCTGACTTCGTGATAACCGGGTGATAGATTGGCTTGCTGAAATCTTGTACGCACGAAGGGTAATCCCGATACGACTTACTCATACTCGCTCTCCTCTAATGGGTATCCGGCGTTCTCCAACACCTCAATCATACACGCGCGCACGGCTTCCTTGTAATCACCAAAGGTCGCGCGCTCTCCGGGGTAGAACCCCCGGAAGTCCACATCGGGCAGGTCATCAGGGGTCAGGCCGCACTTGGCCTCAACCTTGCGCGCCACCGCGACATAGAACTTGCTGAACGGAACTTCCAGAACCTCGTTCGTATCCCTACTCATCAGGTACTCCTTCCTACTACGCCGGCAAGTGCCGACTACTGAACACTACACCCACTACTGCGCTGTCGTCAAGGCCTCAGTTGGGTCAAAGGATTCAGGGCGTTCGGCTGCCACCCAAGCGTCAAGCTCCACGCGCCACTTCCACGGACGCTCAATAAGGTCAAGCAACAAATCGCAGCGGTCATCAGACTCCGCATACTCCGCATACCCGCCGCGAACCATTGCGCGAGCAAACGCCAACACATCGAGTTCGTTGTAAGGCCAATCAAATCGTCCCATTATCTCGTCCTTCCTGTACGCCAATCTCCTCTAACGAGGCCAGATACGCGTCGGCAAAGCACTCCGCGCAGATACGCGATTCGTACTGCCGGTCGTCCTCTACTTCACTCCCGCACCAAGTACAAGCGTTCCTACTCACCTGATACTCCTTCCTTATGAGCCGCATACTCATCGGCTACCCTGAGAGCATACTGCTTGGCTTCCTCAAAGTCAAGCAATACCTCGCCGTCCTCGTTCTCCCCCCAGATGACCTCAAACCACGGATTATTGTGCCACTCAATCGTGCCGGCCTCCTCAGCGGCGGCGAGCTTCTCGTCGGTATCAAGCCCCTTCTCATCGAGGTCGTTTGTATACCGGAGAACACTCGTGCTGCCGTCTGGCTCGGTAAAGTGAATCCTCATCTCGCCAGCCCGGTACACAACGACTTCCTTATCGTCGGTGAACCATACCGGGTCGGAATCGTGGTACTGCGTAAAGAAGGCCGCGTCGTTCCTGCTCATTAGTTCCACCCAACTTCCTGCCAAGCGACAAAGCACTCGTCGCAAAGGTCTACCGATTCCTCATAGGCGTTCTCATAGCCGTTCCACCCATAGCGGAAAGGCCGCGCCTTCACCCCTTCGTGCGACCACTCAGGCCAACGGCGTGCGTTCTCGCACTCTGCCGGCTGCTCCTGCGGTTCACCAACCGGAATCTCAAAAAAGTCCATCTGTCCTCTCCTTCCTCTACACCGGCAATCACCGGCACAACGAATCCTAAACGATACAATCTACGCCGTCAAGTATGAAGGGGAGAGTCGCCTAGGGAAACCACTCCCAAGTTGCGACTCCCCCCAAACCCTTTCGCGGCATTGACGCTTATCCCTAATCACAGAGGCAACATCGGCTCTCGCCTAGTTGCTGCCACCGACACCCCTGTTGGTTAGACCCAAGCTCGGTGGCCTTATCGTCTCGGGCAGTTCGTCTATCTGCCAACTATCCGGCCTCTACCCGGAACGGAATACAAGACTACAACATAAGAATAAGGGAGTCAAGCCCGAAGGCCTGACTCCCAGACCGGTAGCTCGCCGGCCTCTTGTCCTGAAACCTTCGGGAGCCGTCGCCCCCAAAAGTTTCAGTAGACTATTCGCTTCCGCCGGTATTGGCCTAAACCTTCCGGCTTCCACTTACAATCTTGCTCTCCCGCATTTACAGCAGCGATTAGAGCCCATCACTCGCCTGAACCACTTCGCATTTATCGGCTGCGTGCTTTGTTCCTAACACTCTCACCTATTCGGTAGCTTCTCCTAGGATTGCTCCCGACATAAGGAGTTTCTCACAGGCGTATCAGCAAGTCAAGTAAGTTGCGGATAAGGTTTGTGTAAGGAATCTTAACTATTTTGGGGTATGGGGTATGGGGTACGGGGGCGCATGAATAGGCCGGCCTGATGATGTCGAGCTACAAAAAGAATCCCCCGGTGGGAGGACTCCACCGGGGGGATAGGACTCGCGGGAGGGAGGACACCGCCCCGCAAGTCGTAGTTAGTTTGCTCCGCCCATAACGCGCAGCCGATTGTCCTCCTCAAAGATTCCTGGCTTCCCTGACCTAATGCTCGTGAACGCGCCGTTGCTGCCCACAACCAAGTGGTCAATGAACGACAGGTCGAGCAGCGACGCGGCCTTCGCCACCTCGCTCGTCAGGCTGATGTCCTCATCAGAAGCCTGAGAATCGCCCGATGGGTGATTGTGAACGAGCGCGAACCCTACCGCTCCCATGAGCAACGCCGAGCGAATCAGTTCACCAATGCGAACCGAAGTGCCTGTCGCCGTACCCTGATAGACGCGATGGATACCGAGCAGGTTGTTGCGCCCACCGAACGCGATGACGAACAACGCCTCACTCATCTCAGCGTCAGCGAACTCGCGGAACAAGGCCGCAAGGTCGCGTGGGCTTGTGATGACCGCCGACTTGTTGGTGCGTGCGACACGCTTGACCGAATACTCGTAAGCGTTCCACATACCGGTTTCGGCAATGCTATTAGCCTTCCTCTTTGCCATAAGTCCTCCTAGACCTTCTGCGCGGTGAGCCGCTGCTGCGGAACAGGCGCGCCGTAGGAAGTATAACCTTCCGCCACATAGAACGCAACCCCATCAAACGACCACTGATACATCAGGCCGTCCTCTCCTGTCCAATAGAACTCGCTACCCGGAACGACAAACGGAGCTGCGGCCTCAGCAAAGATTTCCTCCTGACCGGTCTTGTTGTCGTAGGCAAAGATAACGAGGTCGCCGTTCACATCGTCAATCATCGTCTCAAACCCAAGTTCCTGCCACATCGACTTGGTGTCTGGGATGGTGTTGAGGTCTTGTGGCATCCACGAGAACCACGAGGCCACCTGACCCTCTCCCGGACTCCAAGTGCCACCACGCTTGCCCTGATAATCGTTCAGCGCGACGAGTGCCTTGTAGCACGGCTCAAAGTTCTCTGCCTTGATGCGGATGCTCCCGTGTCCTTCTACATAGTATCCCATTGTGTCCTCCTACTGAGCCTTGACGAGAATCTTAGTGTCCTCGTTCTCAGGCAACTCTACCACTAGTGCGTAGTAGTCGCAATACTGCTTGATGAGGTCGAGTGCGCGCTGTCCGCCACTCCATCCCAGATGGCACTCATCCGGCTCACCGTCGCGGTTCTGGTCGTGATAAAAGAAATACACCGGGTCGCTAACCCCATCCTCTTGCGCCATCAGAGAAATCTCCGCAGCTGAACAAGTATTACAGCACCACCGGCCTACCTTCTCTGGCCCCATCACATAGGCCTCGGTATCGGTATGGAAGCGCAGCAAGATGTCGTCTAGTGAATCCCAGAACTCTGATGCGCTCACAGGTACACCCCCGTTCCACCGCAGCCGCACGCGCCTTCATCGCACATTGCGCCTTCGGCAAGGATAAGAGCGCAGCCCCACTTCTCAGCACGCCTCTCCTCACACGCCGCGCAGTACCAACGACCATTCCGGTCAAGGTTGTTGTCGGCAAAGAACTCCGCCTCAGCGTCGGCGCAGAGTTCGCAACGATACCCCTTCATCTTTTTCCTCCTAACTTCCTCACCCAACTGGGCTACGCCTAACACTAATGGATAGGCGCAGCCAAGTCAAGTTTTACTTTACGCCGAACGAGGCCTCAATGCGCTCCATCATCTCAACCTGCTGACGATGAAGCCCCGGCACGCTCACCTCAAAGGCTTCAAGATAGTCACGAATCCCATCGCGCTGATACATCTTGCCGTCAATAAACTCCCACTGCCAGAACGCGCTATCCTCGCCTGTCCACTCATACGAGCCGTTCTCAATGAACGGAGCAGCGGCAGCAAAGAACACTTCCTCCTGACCTGTCTTGTTGTCGTAGCAGGTAATCACGAGGTCGCCGTTGTGATCCATCGTCTCAAAGCCCAAACGCTCAAACACGGACTTCGTGTCTGGGATTTCACGAAGGTCGGCTGGCATCCACGAGAACCACGATGAGTGCTGCTCACCGCCGCTGTATGACCCGCCACGCTTCGCGCTAGCCGGAGCATCGTTGAGTGCCATCAACGCTTCATAGGCCGCAGCAAGATTCTCCTTCTTGATGACCAGATGACCATTGCCATTTACCCAGTATCCCATTGTCCTACTCCTTCCTACATCATCACGGCAAGTGCCGTAGAGCAATACTAATCTAGTGCGTTGTAGCGGTCAAGTGCGCGAATCCAGTGGTCGGTATTGGTGTGCCGGTCTACCACCGAATAGCGGATGTTCAGCTCGCCAAGAGAGCGCATCAGCAATGAGGCATCAGCATCCTCCTCCAAGAACAACCGGTCGCCCTTCTGATACGAGTACGAAGTGATAAGCCCCTGAATGCCGAGCATCTCTACCAGCTCGCGCTTCACCTCAACCCAGCCGTGTGCCGGATCGTGGTGATAGGTCAGTACCAAGTCCTCCATCATTCCTCCTATCGGCTCGTAAGCCGCAACAACATCACTGCCATCAGCAGCAGCAACAGATAGAATAGCGTAATCACAAAACCTCGCAACCCTTCAGTTCGGCGCAGATGGAGAGGTACTCCTGCCACGCACGGACTTCCTGAACCCAGAGGCCGACCTGCTCGTCGTTATTGAGTTCTGGCTCATCCTTGACGACCTCGATTACCGCAGCGCGAATCTCCAAGTCGTCTTTCGCCGCGAGCTTCTCTGCCGCATCCTCGCACTCCCAATCACGGATGACCGTACCGGAGTTATCCCACAAGGCCTCATTGAGAAACCCTACACCAAGCTTCTCGTTCAGCTGACGCAGCGTACCCATCCCCCAGATGTTCATCCGGTAGTAGGCCGTGTTGCGCCAATAGTCCGGCAGTTCGCCGTTCTCCTCCAAGACCCACGGCGTATGCTTCTTGGCGTACTCATGCGACTTCTGGCGATCCTCGCGCATTGAGTAGATGTCGTATCCCATACTTCCTCCTACAACTTCCTACCGAAAAAGTTCGGCAGGGCAAGCATAACGCCGCCCCGCCGGACTTGTCAATACCCCATCTCGGTTAAGATTCCTTAACCCTTTCGTGCCTTTCGTGGATGCCGACGATCATACTCCTCGGCAACGGCCTGAAACTTTTCCGGAGACCACTCCGGTAAAGGCTTGGCCGGCACATATTCCCTACGCGCTTCCTGCTCGATCCAATCAGCCCAACCGGTAAGTCGATACCACGAGTACCACTTGTTCTGCCAAATGTACCGCGATACTGAATTCCGGTAGGCGTTGTGCCGATATAAACCCTTCCTGAAAGCTGAGTACTGAAGAAACTCTTCTTCGGTGAACAGGCGTTCAGTGGGTTCAGCCATTTACTTGCTCCTTCGTCCGGCAGTTGCTCCATTACGACGAAGCACAGTGTTGATGTACTGCGCGCTCGTGCCATAAGTCTCACCAATAAGGCGAAGCTTCTCACCGGCCTGATAGCGGCTAACAATGTCAGCAACTACCGATGTGGTGAAACGAACCTGCTTGTGTGGCGTGACGCCCTGATTGTACAAAGCGTTCGTCACGGTGCTAATCGAGCATCCGAAGAATGATGCGGTCGCCTGAACGGTCGCCTTATTCTCCTGAATGTGCTGCGCAATCTTCGAGTAATCGAACTTGCGAAGCTTCATGCCGCCGCTAATGCGTGCGCGCTTTGGAAGGCCGGTCGCCTTGATAATCTGCTGAACCCGCTGTCGGGTCACGCCATACTTGTCGGCGACATCCTGAAGTGTCATGCCACCGAAGTAGTCCTGATACATACTTTCGTTCCTGTTTTCCATAGGTTCTCCCTGTTGAGATACCGAGAGACGCTCGGCTCGTATGTCGATTGTACCGCACGGGTAGTGCTAAACAACCGGTAGATTGTCGTCCTGTGGCGTTTCGCCTATGCGTACGCCAGCATGAACGGATGGATTACTTCGTCGTGTATCGCCCCGGCAACCCAGCTACTTGGCACATCACCTCGACTGCCGGGTTCTACGATGTTGCCACCACACCAGTCGAGGCCCTCATGATGATTGGCGCCGACGCTAGCCGCGCCGACAGCGACAAAGAAGACTTCGAGTTCAGCGTCCGGTGGATTAACACCCCCGATGGATTTCGCTCTCCTGAGCCGGACGACGTGCCGGAGATTGAGGACGAGTCGGCGGAGCCGGTTCAATAGCTCCAATCTGAGAGAGCCACGTCAAGAGTCTAAACGTAGAGCCGATAGCACCAATCGCCACAAAGTAGTGAAAGATCGACTCCGCGTAGCCAAACATCAACTCCACGCAACCCCTTCCTGCTCCGCACTCCTGCGGATGTCTGCCATCCAATCCTTTGCGTCGGTGTCGGACGAGAAGATGCTGACATTACAACCACGCCTTCCCTCAATCCACCCAAGGATGACATTGTCGTGCCGCTCGTGGCTGACGAATGGGTCGCCGTTCAGCTGAATCATTACCTCCTCCTGCGCGAACCCTTCGGACGCGCCGGCCAAGGCCTCATACAGCTTCTCCCTACCAATCACGCTATCGACCTGCGGGTAGATGTCGGAGTAGACGAAGTCCTCACCCGCCGCGACAATCTCGTCAATGGTGTTGCCGTCAATGTACGCCTGATACATACTCAGCCTCCTACTACGCCGCCGAAGTGCTCATCGCAGAACGCCTCATACGCGGTCATTGGAACCTTATCATAGTCGCGCTCATAGCCACGCTCGCCGTCGCCCTCGTCAAAGTACGCCTCGTCTGGCAACCCCTCGCCGCCGCTGTACTCCTCACGAGAAACCTCAACGCCATCGTTGTAGATGACCTCACCCGCGTACCCCATACCACCCTCGCAATAGCGATGGTTGATGGCGAGCTTCGGGAACTGCTCGGCAAGAGCAGCGATAACAGGCTCGGCTGGCGACCACGCCGTATCGAAGTTGTACGAGGTGCGACCAGCCTCAGTAATCTGCTCGGTCGTGCGGTCGTGCCACACCTCACCGCAGTTCCACTTCGTACCCCAGTTGGCAACATTCCAGTTGTACCACCAGTCAGGGTGCGACGAGTTCTTATCCTTGTCGTGAATCGGGCAAACCTCCTTGCCGCCGAACCCGATGTGCGTAATGTCCTGAATCGTGCCGTTGCTCTCGAATGACTTCTTGAGCGGAAGGCCATTGACCTGCCACTCACCCTGCTTCCGCATCACATCGTTGCCGTCGCTGTCGGTGTACGACACGACCTCTGGGAGATGGGGAAGCTCGACATAGACCGGCTCGCAACCACACTGAAAGTGGTTCTGCTTGTCGCTGACGGAATAGAGCGGACTATCCGGTGGCGGCACAATCTTGGCGAAGTCGAACGCGTCCTCGTCGCCCTTCACGAACTCGATAAGCTTGGCGACCTCTGCTTCGTCGCCGTTCACATCTACCTGATTCACGCACCAGTTTGGCATGATGCCTCCTACTACTTCCTTACTCCAAGTGGAGTGGTACTACCTTACAACCCTACGCTGCTGCTGTCAAGGTGCTTGTGTGGCTCTTCCACGCAATCTGGGATGAAGCACCACCCCTCCTCCTTGGCCTCCGCGTCCGACATAAATGGCGGATGAAACTCACACTCGCACGGAGCGCAGTCCAAGCAATACACGAGGTAGCCTTCCGGTACGCCGTTCTCATACTGCTCAAAGTCAAGCAAATCGAACCGGTCGTACGGCATACCATTCCAAGTGCCAATGACCTTCTCGTCGGCGTAGAAGACGACGGCACGGCACCTGATACAAGTGTCAAGCTGGCCGCTCATACTGGCTCCCCCTGATACTCAACGATGCCCTTCTTGTAGCGAATCATTGCGTCGGCCTCGGCTTCTGCCTGATCGTACCCAATGATGCCGCCCAACGACTCCACGACCTCCCAAGTGTTATCGTGCGAATGAACGCCGCAATCAACCGACTTCTCCAAGATGACGCAATACACCTCACCGCGAAGCACGGCAGCAACCGTGTCAATCTCGGACTCAACCCTGTGGCGAATCTCGTCGTCGGAATACTCATCACCGAACCAGAACTTCGCCTCCTCCTTCTCCACGACATAGAACCCAATCTGCGCGGAATCCCACTTGTCGCCAAATGGCGAAAGGCTAATGCTCATCCCGGAATGGGAGAAGCCGTAGACCTTCGCAACGAACACCGCACCGTCCGGCGGCGTGAAGGTAGCCGTATTCGTGTCATCAACCGGAAGCTTCTCATCCCAAGGGAAGCCGTAGTTGGCGGCCTTCTCTCCGGTATAGAACCGACCCATCCGGTCGCCAAAGACATCGAAGCCGTCGGCGGTGTCCTGCTCAATGCGCGTCCTGTACTTATCCATACTGCCTCCTACAACAATACGGCAACTGCCGTGATTACAATACTAGTAGCTAACTATTCGCCTGTCAATACCTCCCCGCTCGTCTCAATCATCAGGCGGCCACCACCGTTCATTTCGTCATCCATCGAGATAATGACATTGTAGACCTTACCCTTGACCATCACCGTCAGCACGGGGAATGGGGGGAAGTCGTCTCCCTCATGAACAAACCCGCCGAGAATGACACCGCCGGTTAGCGGCTCAATCATCTCGCTCATAATGTAATGGAACTCCCTGTCCTCTGGCAGAAGCTTTGCGCGCTCCTCTACCAACGCATCATGATCGACCAACATACTGCCTCCTACTACTTCCTATCCCAAGCGGGATTTACTTAGTATCTGGGTTGTCTATCACCTTGTCAAGTACGAACGCAAACCGGTAGGCCGTCTTGCTCCTGGGCTTGTGGGCATCACGACACTCCTCGCAGACCCACGCCCCATTGGGGTCGGGAACAAGGCCGTGCCTGATGTTGTTCGGACACCGGGGTGCCGGTGCGCCTTCCCATTCGCTAGTTCGACGCGCCACGATCTCCCCTCTCAATCTCCTCGACAATCTTGTGAATCATCCGGTCGCCGGCCTCTCGTGCCTCCGCCGAAATCTCCCGATACGAGCTGTCAATGAAATGCTCAGCCTCCTCGGTAGTCCAGTCTGGGTAGAGCCGGAGAAGATCGTCTACTCCCCACGATACGGTAATCGAGATGATCTGAAATTCCTGATCAACCTGATCGTCGCTCATCTCATCACTCACTTGGAACCACCAGTCGGCAGTTATCGAACCCCCGGGAACACATCCCCGGCTCATGCTTGTATGGCTCGGCAATAGCCGCACCGCACGACAGACACCACTCCCCACAAGGGCAGAAGTCATCTGAGGCAAAGATGGGGTATGGGGCATTCCCTTCTGAGTCTAAGGCCGTGCTACTAAGCTCCGCGCCAAACCGGGATTCGGCACAGGGTACGCAATGAACCCCGGCCTCATAAGTGTACGCCTGAACTGCCCACGCCATCACCAGAACCACCCACCAACAAACATAAAGAGAAGCCAAAACAACAAACGCGACATTACTACCTCCTACGGCTGAACGATTGTGGACTCCGAGTATACCAGACCATACGACTCTGGGTCGTGCCCAATGCGGGTCTCAAGCTTCAAGGCCGACATCTCGACCTTTCGAATGCTCTCGCCGCAGTCATGGCAACGAATCTCGGTAATGTCTGGGTAGGCGTACTCCTCGGGATTCTGCTGAACGGCAATCTGCGCCCGCTCACCTTCACCGATGATCGAGCAGACCACCTCAAGCTTCCCATAGAAGTAGATGCCATCCCACCACTCGTCGGACGCCCGGCTCTTACCTGAGCAGCCCTTATGGAGATAGGCCTTCATGACTGACGCTCCAACGCTGCGGCCTTATCCGCATAGTCCATACCTTCGCCGGTCAGCCGCTTTACCTCCTCAGAGTCTCCGTTCTGCTCATAGGACTCCAAGGCCTCCTGAAATGCGACACCCGCACGGAGCCACTCCATCGAGGCTGCGATGTTCTCGCTCTCACGGCCATTGAGGAAGGCGGTAGCCGCCCGGCTCCTCAGGAACCCATCAAGCACTCCGTTGCTGTACTTCTCTCCGTCTGCCATCTTACGCCTCCTCACAATCATGACCGGCGAACCATTCGTTCGCATCAGTCTCATTCAGCAGGTCAAACTTCCTGCCGCACTCACCGCACTGTGCCATACCAGTACCTCCTACTACATACCCCAAGTGGGGCAGCTCGAATCATACGGCCTGACTATCACGCTGTCAATCTCCCCACACGATAAGGAATCTTAACCTGCCCTGCGTGCCCCCTGCTGCCCTGCTGTGTTACGGATGCTTAACAATGCCCAGCTGGAATAACTGCCTGGAATAACTGCCTGGAATAACTGTAATAACTCGAATAACTGGCCAGAATAATAGCTGTGGTAATAACTCCGGTGCGAATAACTGCGGGAATAACACGGGGAATAATGGTTGTGAAGGGAGGGAAAAACGGCCTGGCTGCTCTGCCCAGGTCTGGAAGCATCCCAAACCACCACCCTTTTATCATCTATAAGATTCCTTCACCAAATCTCCACCACCCCAACACCAGCGTAAATAAATGCCCAGAGCAGGGAAGATCTGGTCATAGCGCAGAGGGGAGATACCAGTCCCCAGCACAGAACGAATCAGCCATGAATGAAAGTGTTCTTCCCTACTAGGAGTCCTTAGTCTTTCTCCTTCCCTATGGAGCTTGTACGGCGCCTGCCTCACGGCACCGTGACCCTCCTCTCACGACTCAGCCGCCTTCGGCGTCTTCGGGCCGAGCCTGAGGCTCACTGGCGTAGAAAGCCACAGTGCTGCAGAGTGATACGACGGTGATAAGATGTTCCCATGAATACACCAGATCCTATCCTGATTGAGTGCCCACCCGTTGAGTACATCGACGGCGTCCCGGTCATCCCTGAAGGGGCGCCAAAAGAATGTATGTATATCCAACTGTTTCCTGAGGGTCATCCCGAGCGGGATAACAATGTTGGCGGGGCCGGGATTGAGTCTGTTGCTCTCGTAATCGCTGCGGCAATTGCCGGATTTGCACTTGGGCGACGACGCTGATGGAAAAGCATATGGTCGAATATATGGCAGAGGCCTTTAGAGAGAACCCCTTCCTTGCGGTGTCTGCAATGGTCGGGATTGTCATTGGCTGCCTGCTGGCGATAGCGAGCTAGGGCAACGATGGCATTCATCTTGCGCAAGTTCTCAGAAGAACTGGTAGTAGTCCTACTGATTGGCCTTGTCTCGACCACCACAGCCTGGACAGCCATCCAAGCGTCCTTTCACAATAACGCCTCTTCGGCGGCTGACGCTGAATACCGTCTAACCATTGCTCAGGCAAACAACTTGTACCTCACGGCAGAGGTGAAATACCGTGCCGACTTGGTCACATGGGAAACCGGTGTTGCTGGGTCGTTTGAGTATTGGGAATACGCACCTACCTGCAAACAAGCTGCGCCGGATAGTCAGTTGCCAAACTGCAAGGCATATATGGACGCAACCTACAATCCATACTTTGATATGTGGAATAGCGCCACGCCGTTCTTTGAAGAGGCAGAGATCGAGAGCGGCTACAGCAACCGGCTACAGGTCCTCACGGGCATCTTTGCGGTTGCCCTGTTCGCCCTGGGCGTAACCTCTCCGATGAAGAGCCGGAAGAACGCCTCCTATCTTGTGGCGTTTGCCGCAGTCCTCTGGGTGGTCGGCATTGGCCTAATGGCCACAATACCCATCATTTTGCTGTAAGGAGAAGGTGTGTCATACGTTATTGCAAATATCCCGCCGATTGCCTGCTACGTCCGCAAGGAGTACCTGCGCGACCTGAAGGACGGCCACGGTGAGTTTACCCCTGCTTACTGGGTCACCGTCAAGGCAATCCGCCATCGTGCCTTGTACATTGAGGCGTTTCTGCCAGAGTACGGCGCTCTCTATGACAAGCTGCCAATAAGCGCCTTTGTCTGGAAGCCAGAGACCCCCTACCCTGACCTACCCCTTGGCGATTTGCAACTTTGGGACGCGATCTCCCCGCAGCTAGCAGTGATTGAAAAGGCCGTGCTCAAGAATATGCGGTGCAGGTTCCGAACCCCAGCAGGCACATGGGGAGATGGGCACTACCTCTTCACCGTGGACATGGTGCATTCTGACCCTAATGAGATTGACGCAAACTGGGCGCGTGTTCCCTCTGAACATAAGTCCTATAACTTCATCCGGCTGGACAACGGGCAGTTTGCCGCCCAGCCCAACAACCGAGTGCTCTGGCTAGATGAGGCCCTAGTTGCCAAGTCGCCAAAGATCCCTGATTTTAAGGTTAGCACCCAGGAGTTTTCCGCCGAGTCCGGACGCTGGGAGCTGGGCGATGAGGATTCGTGGAACTACGAGCCGATAATCAAAGTTGACAATTCAAAAGAGGCCTGATACCGTTCCTCTTGTACCCACCGGGGAACATCAACAACCGGGGAAAAGAAGATAGGGCGAAAGCCTGAATTGTGGTTCTTCTGCTCTCGGAAGTAGAACGGTTCGCCATAACCCGGTGGGGCACTTGTGTCGGTTGAGGCGGGACTCCTACCCCGCCTCCCGATACCTTAGTAGGAGGGACATATGAAGACTCGAGAACTCAGGAAGACCGCCCGAAAGGTCGCCAAGGCTCGCGGCCACCAGCTCACCAAGTTCACCCACCTGATGGGTGCTGGCTGGGATCTTGCCAGCCATGCCAAGTGCGAGAAGTGTGGGTTTGAGGTTAGCGTCTATCCCAACCCTGCCCCAAACGGCATTGACATTGCCGGAAACGCGGTTGCTGTGAATTGCGGCACGCCAGCGTGAAGCCATTCGTTTTTCGTAGGGATGAAGAACTAAAAACAACGCTAGACTGCACCGACTGCGATGGGCAGGCCAGGGCGCTCTGGTGCGATAATGACGGCAACATTCCCCTGTGTGACCCTTGCGTCCGAGCACGTGAGGCAGCCTACCGGGTCAAGTACGCAAAGGAAGATTGATGCGAACGAAAGTCTGCGTGCGATGCAAAGAGAGTTGGCCAACGGATACGGAGTTTTATAAAACAGCCGAGTCAGTCAAGTGCATTGCCTGCGAGAGCGAGAGTCAAGATTGGCGGAAATACCGCACCCCTGAGCATATGGCTCGCCGAAGGGAATATCAACGCGCATATCAGGCGCGGAAGAATCAAAAGAAAGAGGCACAGTCATGACCCGGAAGAAAGTTGTTACCGCCGACGACGTGCGAGAGCTTAAAAAGCTTCTTGACACCCAGTACCTTGTCTCTATTGACGCCCCGGTCTCTGAGGACAACGACACCTCATTTGGGGATTACCTTGAGGACGAGCAGGCGGTTGACCCGCTTAACCAGGCAATGCAGACCGCCATGGTCGAAACGATTCACTTAGTCCTAGACTCCCTACCATCCCGAGATCGGCAGATCTTGTCGATGCGTTATGGGATTGGCTTTCCTCGCCCGATGACGATGGAGGAGATTGGGGCAGAGTTTAGCCTGTCTCGTGAGCGCGTACGCCAGATTGAGAACGCCGCGATGAAGACCCTGCGCCACCCAAGCCGGATGCGCAAGATGCGGCCCTACTCAGAGAGCCAGGGGGAGCGATGAGCGAGACCGGATACACCTGCTTCTATTGCGGCAACCCAATGGCCCACACGGCTGAGAGCCGTTGCTGCAGCACGCTTTGCGAGCAGCTGGCGCTAC